TGGCATTACCAGCGCCTTCACCACCACCTCCGTTTGAACCAATAGCGGCTCCTCCGTTACCTGAATTAGTAGGGCCATCCAAATTTGAACCTCCTCCCCCACCTTGACCAAATCCAGCATTATTACCAGAAGTAGCTCCAGCAGTTCCATAGGTTCCAAATGCACCTCCTGGGGTTGTACCTGTAGAATTTGAGGACAAAGATGGAGATATACCACCCCCTGATATGGTTGTGGCACCACCGGGATTTGGATTAAAACCTACAGCTAGTCCACCAGCCCCAATGGTTACAGTAGCTGTTCCAGCGGTTCCTATTGTTGTTGATCTAATCAAAACGTTACCTCCCCTCCCTGCTTTGGCATTACCAGCGCCTTCACCACCACCTACTAAAAATAGTTGGATAAGGGCTCCGTCAGCTATTCCTAGTGTGGTTAAATCTATGGTTCCTGAGGATGTTATTATGTGTTGTTTGAGAATCCCACCACCACTACCACCACCACTGGCACTCGCTGGGAAATAATCTGTAAATTTGCTCATATTATTTTATTTTTATTATTATTATAATGTTGGTCTTGTAGCTGGGAAATTGGATGTTGAAGGCCAATTTCTTAAAGCTACTCTATATGCCATATACTCACTATGTTGTGGGTGATCAGTTAGTGGGACTATATAATCTACCTTAAATAATTCACTATCTCTCCAGGCTTTAGCTTCTCTCTCTTTGTCTTCTTGAGTTTCAACATAAGGATTTATATGTGATGCTATAAAAACTAAACCAGTTCTTGTGTTAGTTGTTTTTATTGTATCTCCTTCTAAAGGATTATCAACTCTTGAAGGGTCTGTTAAGTTTTCTGTAATTATATTTATCATAATTTCTATTAATTTGGAATTATTACTACACCTGCTTTATTTGTAATTGCGTTTCCATTCATAGTTGGTACTTTTATTTCAACTTTACAAGTATCTGTAAATACTATTTGATTTACTTGATTAAAGATAATAGGTACTGACCAGTAGTTCTCTTTATTTGTTGAAGCAAATCCACTAGCATTGGAAGAAAAACTGTTTTCCCAACTAAAATAGTACCCACCATTAAAGGGACTTGCAATTTGGGCAGCAGCTTCTGTAAGAGTTGTTGATACAGGATTCCCAGCTAAAATACCACCAAGACAAAACCTCATTGAATCTATATTACTTGTAGCTTCTATTTCGGTTGCGGTTCCGTCTATTGTTATTTTAAAAGTCAACACAGTAGCTGTACTTGTTGAAGGTCCAATTACTGCGACTAATTTACCTCCTTTTCCTGTGTTAGTAACGTTTACAACTTCCTGAAATGTACTTGTGAGGCCGGTTAGTTGTTTTACAGCCCCCAACTGACCTTTATTATTATTTCCAAGATATGACCAAAATTGGGTTGTATTTGAATCGGAAACGGTATTTGGTGAGCGTTTAAGGATCAACCTATCGTCTCTTACTTGTATTCGATTTAAAGTAAGTGGGTCGGAACTAGAGGCACTACCACCACCTGATGGTGTTGTTCCAGCTGCTGGGAAGAATTGAGAAAATGTAGTATTTGCCATATTGTTATTTTATTTTATTATAAATATATTAAATCTGAGTTAAATATCCTACTTACTTTAAGAGGATATTATTACCCAACCATCTGTTGGTTCTGAGTATATTAACTCAAACGAAGGAGAGAAATAATCTAACTCCATATCACGAGCATAGCCCATTATATTTTTACCGTTTCGACCTATTAAGATCCTAGCAGCACTTGCTGTTATTTCTCCTCTATCCGAACCTGTTTGGGTTGTTGATAAGTTAGAAAGTTTTATTGAATCTCCACTAATAGGAGAAGGTGGAAGTGATGCTGTAAAACTACCACTTATAGTATACACATAGAACTTTTCTAAGTTGTGTGTTGTAGTACCATCACCTATTAGTTTTTGGTGTTTATAAATACTACCAAATATTTTAGTAAGTGTAGTGTTTGTGTTACCTAAAGTTACTGTGTTATTACCTGAACCTGTTACACCAATACCTAAAACAACTTCGTTTGAAGCTGTTGAGTTTGATGCTGATGTAGAGTATCCGATATATGCTCCGTCAACTGTAGTTTCAATACTATTAAGTATCCTAGTACGTAGAGTTGAAGGGTTACCTAAAGTAATACTATTATTACCTGAACCAGTAACGTTTATACCTAAAACAACTTCGTTTGAGGCTGTTGGGTTAGAGGATGTAGCACTAAAACCAATATAAGACCCAAGTGGGTTAGATTTTATATTATCTCCACTTATGGAAGCCGTTATGGTGGGTTGTTGTATAATCATCTATATTGATCTTGTTTTGTTATTATAGTGTTGGTCTAGAACCAGTAGATGGAAAACCAGGTTTTTGAGGGTAATCTCTAAGTTCTTGTCTATATTTAAAGTATGAGGATCTTAAGGGATGATCAACAACTTGAATGATCCCATCCGTAGCGTTAAGCTCTTCGTTTCTCCAAATTTTTGCTGTTGATATAGCCGCGTTGGATGATGATATTTCGGATTCTGTCATAATTTTAGTTTTATATTTTGATATTTAGTTATTGTTTATTTTATTCTTAAAAATATAGGGAGACCAGTATCACTGTCTGTTTTTGCAGCAGTTATACCTATACCACCTGCAAACGCAATACCCCCTACTACAGGTGCAGAACGATTAGCGACATAAATAGTAGTTGTGCTACTACCTATACCTCTTGGGTTAGTAAGTATACTATTGTAAAGGTTATCAGTAATAAGATTAAAAGAGGTATCATAAGAGGATAAACCTTGACCTCCATTTACTCCTGTACCATACCAGGCATTTTGATAGAATGTAAACCCATAATTTGATGCTGAGGATAGTTGACCTGCTGTTGGTGTAAAACTTACATTTTGGTAAACAAATGAAGTATTATACTTATAAATAGTTAGAGATACTGGAGCGTTTTGGGCCCAGAAATGGGTTCCATCAAATCCAACAAATTTAACAACACCTGTAGACGTTGTAAGAGTACTTATAAAAACCCCAGCAGATGTATATTTTTCTAAAAGATTATTACCTGTAACATATAAATCCGTTCCATCTGTAAATATATCAGTTATTATTGTTATACTCCCACCCGTTAAGGTAAAAGTCCCTGTATTCGCCCCAGCTGCATTTCTAAGAAGCATTACAAGACTATTCTCTTGATTAAAAATAATATTATTACCAATAACAGTAACTGCGTTAGGGGGTGTAGTAGAAATATTTCTATTGGTAGAAGGTCCTGCAGGAGAAATATTACCCTTAGGATAAGTGGTGGTATCAGTAGATAAAAAACCACTTTTTATATAAGTACCACCATCAGGGTTTAAATATAAACCAGTGGTTGCATTATACCCATCTGGGTTACCTGTTGAAGTTACTGCGAAGGTTGCTGGTTCATTTATTGATGTACCACCACCCGCGCCTCCACTTGCACCTCCTGCTGGAAAAAATTGTGAAAAATTACTCATATTGTTGTTTTATTTTATTATAAATATATTAAATCTAAGTTAAATATCCTACTTACTTTAAGAAGCTATTATTACCCAACCTTTTGTTGGTTCAGTGTATATTATTTCAAAGGCAGGAGCATATGTGTTTAACCCCATATCTTGAGCTACCCCCATTATATTATTACCATTTCTACCTACAATAACTTTGGTATTAGTAGGTGATACTGACCCCCTACTAGAACCTGTATTACTAGTTGAAAAGTTAGATAACTTTATTGAATCACCAATATTAGGTGATGGAGGAAGTGATGCTGTAAAACTACCACTTAAGGTGTATACGTAAAACTTCTCTAAGTTATGAGTAACAGTATTATCACCTATTAGGTTTTGGTGTTTATAAATACTACCATATATTTCTGTATGGATTGTATTTGTATTACCTAAAGTTACTGTATTGTTACCTGAACCTGTTACACCAATACCTAAAACAACTTCGTTTGAAGCTGAAGGGTTAGATGATGTAGCATTAAACCCAATATAAGATCCTGATACATTGGTTTTTATGGTTTTACCACTTACAAAAGAAGTTAGTGTGGGTTGTTGTATAATCATTTATTAGTTATTATTTGTTAAACGCTTCTTGATCCTATTACTGTCCAACCTATAAGGGAGGATTCATAAATAAGTTCAAATGATGCTGTAACATTTACAGTCAGATCTTCAGTACTACTCATAATCTTATTACCATTAGCTGCTATATGAGTTTCTTTACCATCCATACCCGCAAACTTAATACTATCACCATTTCCTGGTGATGAGGGTAGTGACATAGTTATGGGTGAAGCGGAAGAAGTTATAATATAAGCTTTACCTGATACGGCTGTAAAGTTTGTTGTTTGAGTAGTTGGAGCATAGTTACTTATAGACGACCCGGCACCACCAGCACCTGTTATAACCCAACCTTGTGTTCCAGCAGCGTATGTAAGTTTAAACGAAGCAGGAGCGACATCTAAAGTTACATCTTGAGCTAGGCCCATTATTAACTGGCCATTTCTAGCTACAATATTAGTTGATATATCTGATCTATTGGAAATATAAAGTGAATCTCCGTTTGTAGGAGAAGCAGGTAGTGTTAAGGTTTTTAGGGTTGAGGAAGTAAATACATACAGTCTATTAGTTATAGCTGTTGTATCTGCAGTTACGTATATTGAAGAATAAACATCACTACCACCTCCACCACTACCAGCGTTTAAAGCATAGGATGCTGTTACGGCATATGATGAAGTAGTAATATGTCCTGAGCCTGTAAATGATCCGGTTATGGATACTACAGCACTTGAACCAAATACTGATCCGCTTAATATGGCATTATCTATTCTCATCTATTTTATTATAAATATATTATTTTATTACTACTATAGTTCCATCAAAGTTATTTATAAACGAAACTGATATTGTGCTTGCGTTTGTTGATGTTACGGATTGTGGTATCTCCTGAGATAGTGAAGCTAGTTCATATGCTTGTACTATAGGAAAGTTTTCGTTTAGGTTATGTACTATGGTGTAAGTAGTTGTACCACTTACTGACTCTCTATATGAGCTATTAGTTGAATCACTTAAAACATAAGATGCTGTTAAAGCATATGATGAAGTTATGGCATAGGATGATGTTACAGCAGGAGGAATAGATATTTTACCTCCCATATTTGGGTGAGAAGTACACTGATAATAAAGTACATCAGGTGCCTGCATAGGTACGTTAAATAGAAGAGTACCGTTTGAAACATCATTATTAGTTACACCGTTTGCATATGCGGTACCAGTTGAGCCATTTACCGTTGTTTGTATTCGGAATGGATGAGCACCCATATTATTAGTAAACTTATATTTTTGTCCTCTAACTAAATAAATGTTAGGATCCGCAGCTGAGGAAGTAAATCCTGGACCATTAAATAAGTAATTATTTGTCCCATCAGCTGTTAGATTCCATTCAGATGTATATTCAGCTATAGAAGATGATAAAGAATAAGAAGCATGAGATGAGGATACAGCGTATGACGATGATATAGCATTCGATGATGATACAGCGTATGACGATGATATAGCATTCGATGCTGATTGGGTTGTACCTATTAAGTGGGATGCCGTTATAGCATATGATGATGATATAGCTGTTTGAGCGTGTGAAGCTGTTAAAGCATATGATGAAGTTAATATACTATCAAATCCAAAAGGTCCATCTACATTTGAAGATGAAACATAAGATGCTGTTGGTACACTAGCACTACCTGATGACATATCTGCCATAGGACCATTTATAAGTAATACACCCTCAGTTGCTGATGCTTCTGCTATAATCCCTATAGGTTGTATAAGAGCAGGAGCTAGTGGTTTTGTTTGAGAATAGCCACCGTTTGCAGCGACATAAATATTTCTACCTGGATTAGCACCAAACGTATTAGTGTTTTTGATTTCACCTATTAGTAACATCTCAACACTTGCTCCTAAAGCTGCTGTTGTCGCTGCTACACCTACTGCTGGCATTTTATTAGGATCTAAAGCTTCTGCTTTTCTAATATCGTATACACCATTATTAACTTCTGTAACAAAAACTGGATCACCTTTTTGTATGATTACACTATCATCATTTCTCGCTGGATATGTTACAGTTCTAACCGTTTCAGCTCTAAGAGCATATGACGCTGATTCAATAGATCCTATTACAAAGGATGCTGTAAGAGCATATGATGATGTTATGGCTGTTGTAGCTAGTGAGGCTGTAGATGATAAGACAGCGTATGATGAACTATCAGCAAACTCAGCGTGTGATGATGATACAGCATATGATGATGTAAGAGCATATGATGCTGATTGTATAAAGCCTAATAAGTATGACGCTGTTATAGCATATGATGATGATATAGCTGTTGTAGCGTGTGAAGCAGATATTATAGGTGTTATGATAACACCCCCACTACTTCTATTAAAGTTTATTTGATTGCCTGTAGTACTTGATGATACATAAGCATTACTACTACCACCACTTCCACCATTTAAAGCATATGATGCTGTAAGAGAGTAAGATGATGATATTATTTTATTTGTTATTTGTGAACCATCTCCTTTGGTGAATGTAATATTATCACCACTAGTTGAGGATGATACATAAGATCCACTACTACTACCTCCTCCGCTTCCTGCGTTTAAGGCATAAGATGCTGTAATAGCATATGAAGATGTTACTGAGTTATTGGCTATACCTTTACCATCAGTCACTATTACGTAACCTATGATACCTGGATCGAATGTTACTTCAGCAGTGTTAGTATTTGTAAGTATAATACTAGCAGGTATGATTAGTTCTGGGTTAGTACCTCCAGTTGTTTCGTATACGGCTACTAAAACATCTTCGGAGTCTCGATTGTGGGTTACTGTCGCACTACTACCTGATACGTTTTGTCTATAAGCATTAGCCATCTCAATATATGAGGCTGTTAATGCATATGAAGCAGTTACTGCTGAGCCCCCACCACCTGTAGCTACACCTTTACCATCTGTTACTATTACGTAACCTTCTACTATATTAGAAAATGCTACTACAGCAGTATTGGTATCGGTTAATGTAACACTAGATGGGATTATTAATACAGGATCATCAGTACCCGTTGCTTTGTAAACTACGACTAAAACATCCTCTGAGTCTCTATTGTGTGTTACTGTAGCTATAGATTCTGATATATTTTGTCTATAGGCATTAGCCATCTCAATATATGAGGCGGTTAAAGCAGAAGATGCGGTTGTTGCGAAAGAACCACTACCTCCTCCACCTCCGTTTAAAGCAAATGATGCTGTAAGAGCGTATGATGCTGATGTAGCTGTGGTTGCGTTTTGTGAGTTTATTGAAAATAAAGATGACGATGCAAGAGTAGCAAAGTTGGCATAAGATGAGGTTACAGCATATGAGGATGTTACAATAGAGTTAGACCCATAAGGACCATACACCCCTGATGATGTTACAAATGATGCTGTAGGAACGGTTTCTAATGTTCTTATAGTGATTTGACCACTACCATCAGTAAGTAAGGATTGATCAGCTGTACCATCAACAAACGGATATGTTAGTGTATTTGCTGTTAGTGATCCTGATATGTTTATGTCGTAAGCTTCGGCAGCAGTTAGAGCATTAACCGATTGAGACACGTGTTTTGCCTCTACCGGTAATCCTGTAACTATGCCTGCGTTTGATAGTATCTTAGCCATTTATTTTATTTGATATATTATAAATACTAAACATCCTTAGTGCCTATCGATGTTTATTAAAATAGTTGTATCTGTTGTGTTAGATGTAGGTAAGGGTTGTGATAATTTACCTACAGCTAGTAATTCATATGCGTTATTATATAAACCTACGGATGAAACGTAAGGAGAAAAATATGAACTAGTTATAAAATTAATTGGAACTCCTCTACTTCCAGTTTGGGAAGATGGGTTTTGTGAGTAGTTAAATTCACTTTCACCGATTGTTACTTTATATTGTGTTTCATAAAAAGTATATGATGAGGATATAGACGCTGTTAAGTTTGACCCAGATATAAAGCCCTTAAAGAAATCTCTACTAGCAAAGTTATCTTTACCATAGTTACTAAAACTATAATCTTGTTCTCCATAACCAAACTTATCAGGATGTGGGTTAGTTATAGCTACAATCCCATGAGGGTAGATTATATTACCTACTACCGCTCCTGATGATGATAAAACTCTACCTTCACCGTCATCCGTAAAACTACCACTCCTAGAACTACCATATTCCCCAAAATCAAACTTAAATGATCCTGGTTGTATCATATCTCCAAACATATTTGTAGGAAACGATAATACTGCTATATCAGGAGTACCATCAATATCAGGAGAATCATTTATGGGTTCGGGATATGTTTTTTGTTCTAATAGATCGGTTTGTCTATAGTTGTCGTATATTGTATTGTAGTTAGAACCTGTTACTACTCCATCAGGTCTGAAATAGGGTAGACTAGCGTCTGACATTACATAATCCCCATTCTCATTTAAACTACCTGATAGAAAGTTGGTATAGTATAGTTGTTTTATAGAGTTGTATATAGAGGATTCTTTGTATTTATTGTAAATACCAGTTGAAAGATTTTTTGGATTATTGTAATCAATCTTTTGACCTAAATATCTTTCTACTTCATTAGTATAACCAGAATCATTAAGTCTACTTAAACTCTCAGAATATTTACCAACACCATAAGTTATAAAAGCGTATCCTCCAGAAGAAGATATTAAGGGTACGATCGTAGATCTATACCCTTTGTTTACCTCTAGTGGGGAAACTATTATGTCTGAAGAATTGAATTGTTTGTATGCGCTCATTCATTTAGAAATCTAACTTTACTCTAACAAGTGATTCTTTTGTAAAATCTTTTAATAGCGGCTTTGACAGCTTAGCTACTGCTAGTAAATCGGTTTGGTCGTTGTATAATCCAATCGTTGTTACATACGTTTGTGGTGCATTTATGTATGAATCCCAATACACCTCACCAGTCGCACCTTTAATAAAAGAGGGGTTTTCTGAGTAGTTGAATTCTGAGTTTCTTGATCTAACAAATATAAAATCCGATGATAAGGTTTCTTCACAGTTTAGTTTAAACGATGAACCTTTTACAATAGCTCCAAATAGTTTAGAGTTATTTTCTCCAGCAACATCTAAGTTTCTATTAGTTCCTAATCCAATACCTATGTTTGGGTTAGCTATAGTTGGTGTTCCTGGTGTTTGATCTAACGCTGAACCATTTAATAATATAAGTCCTGTATCAGGTAGAAATAAACCGTATGAACCTGAGTTAGTATAACCAGCATTAATACCATCTGAGTTACCTGGTATAGCTCCTTGTCTTACTATTTGATATGCTCTTTGAGTTCCAAAATAAGTTGGTAAAGTTACATCGTTTGAGTTATCTGTGAGTGTAATAGCGTTACCTGTTGCTCCTTGTAAGATTAAAGATAGGGTTCCAGGTAATAGTTTTTCCTTATACCTAGCTCTTTCAATAGATAAAGCGTAAATGTATCCTGGTGCGTATGATGAGTTAAACGTAAAGTTTTTATCTTCATCTTCTAATACTAAAGTACGGAATTGACCATATATAGTTGAAGTTGTAGACTTACCAGGAACAGCATCGTTAAAGTATACACCACCACCTGATGTTAAATCACCATAAGCTATATCAAACTGTGGAGTTGATCCTGCTACTGATGTTAGTGATTGATTTACTGCTAAATAGTATTCACCTGAAAGGGAAGCTACTCGTTGTGCTGAGGAGGTGAAGAAGGTAGATAACTCTACAGTCTCGTTACTCCATACTGTTTGTGATACGGAATCTGCACTTACTAAAAAATCTTCCGGATCTAATCTTTTGAATCCCATATTTTATTGTGTTGATGTTTTATTAATAGTAATCGGAACGGTTATACGAGCACCAGAATCTAAACCTACTATAGTTAAAGTAGTAGTGATTGAGGTTTGTGATCCAAATAGTGTATTGATGGTAGTTGCTCTTAAGTTAATTTGAGTTCCAATAACAGTTTTGGATACGTTTGTACCTATTGTTATTGTTGAGTTATTATTAGCTTGTGTAGCTGCATCTGTATTAATACCTACTCCGTTGAAGTTAGATAATAATCTAATATCAGCGATTGTAGCTGAATACCCACTTGTTTCAAAGGATTGAGCTGCATCCAAATAGTTAAGTGTTTGAGGTGTAATAGCAAGTTGTGCTCCTTGTTTTAAAGTAATAGCTGTATAACCAACATCTAGTACTGGTAGTTTAGCTGTTCCTCTAGGTAGAGTTACAAGTTTATACTTCATAATCTGAGACTCATCAGGAAATGCTTCTAATAGAGGCATATTGTCAATAGCTTGTCCGTAAAACGAAGAACCTGATGGGTGGTTAGGATTATACTGTGTGTAATCGATTTCATCATCTGCTAACGCAAACTGAGTGATTTGGAATGAACCATCGTTTTTAGCTAACGATTCTCTTCCTTTTTTAGTTAAAATAGCGTCGATTGTAACAACGCTGTTATTTAAATAGCCCATTTTGTATGTTGTATTTTATTATAAATATGATTATATTAAGTTCTTTTCAATAAGTGATGTTATAATATCATCAGGATTTGTTTTTAGTGCGTCTACTCTGTATTGGGGTGAAACGATACCTGGTGATGATGATGCCGAAACAGGAAACCCATATGGTTTTTGCTCATTCAATATAACGAACCCTGGATTGGTAGCCAACCTCCTTATTAAAAAGAAATCAGTGTCTGTTGTTGCATCTACTTCTTTATCTAAAATAACAGATAACGATGTTGAAGCTGTATAGTTAACGTCTACTACTTTAAAACTCGAGCTTTCGTTATTTTCAAATCTAAACTCATCACCTACAGTTGATAAACTTTGTGATAATATAGACCAAGGAGAAGTAACTGGATCAAACTGTGTAAAGGATGGTTCTAGACCTGAAGGGAAATCGGTATTTTCGCCTGGTATGTATGGTAGATCTCCCATATAATAGTTTGTATCATATGTATTGATTAAATCGTTTGAAACACAGTCTAATATTTTTCTATTACCCGTATTTACTGTCCAGAAAGGACCAGTTGATGTTATATTAGGATTACCTAATAGTGGGATTGTATTAGATTTAGTTGTTGACGAGTTTTGTGAGTACAAAATAGGACTTGGATAAGTACCTACAGAATAAACTGATGGTGTTTTGGATTCTAGATTTTTTAGTTCTTTGGATTCATCAATACTTTGTATACTTATTATAACGTTGGTTGGTACGTTATCTGCGTCATATAGTTTAAACGTATTTTCTAAGTTAAAAAAGTTTACCGCAGATAGTGATGGATCAAATAAAGTTCCTACAGAATCAATAAGATATTTTACAAATAAAGCGGTTTTATTATTTAAGTTAGGATATGGATCTACAACTTTACTAAAGTATCCTAAATATGCGTTTAGTGATTCTACGTTGGGTATAGATCCTAAGTTGTTAGTAGGTTCACCTTCAAAGTATTTGTTTACTTCTCTACGTGTTGTCTTACTCCCGTTATATCTAATACGAATATGTGATGTTTGGGTGTAGTTTGAATCAGGTGTCGCTGCTTTTACCGCTTGGTTTCTACGTAACAACTCAATATTTTGAGGTAATAATATACCTGATCCACTAAGGTTAGATGAGTTTGAATAATCTACATCTTCTATAAATAAGGATGGTCTAGATACTATTACGTTATTTAATAGAGGTTGACAATCTGGTGATAAATCTAATCCTAATCCTGTTGTTAATCCTAAATAAGATTCAGCTTGTGATGAACCTCCTGGGGTAGAAAACGACATAGAATAGTCTGTTACTATTAAAGGATCTACTAAGTTAGCACTATTATCAACTGAAAGTGAAAGTTTTAAAGTATCGTTAAGATTAAGTTCCGATGGTCTTATAGATGTTAGTATATCAATACTACCTGATTTAGTAAATGGAGCTACCACAAAAGATGAAGTAAGTATTGTATTATTAAGGTATAGATTTAAAGATGTTTTACCCCAAGTATCAAAACCACTAGGTGTTGTAAAAGCTGCTGATGCTGTTATAGCTACATCTTGAACAGGTAGTGATGAAAAGGTGTATATTCCATCGTTAGGATCTTGTAAAGCAGTTCTATATACTATGTTAGAACTAGCTACTTCCCAGTTATAGTAAAGTGTACCTAATATATTAGTAACTTCAGTATAAGATAATACGGAATATATTTTGTATGACCTATGAGCGTTAGTATCATACCACCAACTATTAGCAAAAAGTTGTGAGTTGAAATCCCTATTCATATTTTGGGATCCAAAGTAGTTAGATGAAGCATATATTTCATCGTTAGCCCCATGTGGTATATTTTCACCCTCAGGAGTTACAAATATCCCACCGTTTATGATAGGATCTAATACTGATTTTATACGTGTTGTTCTACTAGTAGTAGATTCAGTTAAAGTAAGTATTTTAGGTTCAAATAGGTTTTCAGTCCCTGTAGCTATAATCTCACCCTCTCTATAATAATACGTTAAGATATTATTACCTGAGAGGACGTTAACATTTGTGAACGATAAAAATACGTTATCTGGTTGTATATCTCTTGCCATTTATTTAATATTTAGAAACAATATCCTATTGATTTAATACCCTGTTGTCCGTTTATATCTCCAATCCTTACAATAATATTATCTTCGTTTTGAGAAGAGAACTTATTCACCCCATAAATACCACTAGGTAAGTTAGTTGGTGTAGCAGCTGGTGTTGTTATTGATGAAGATGTCCAATCTACTCCTGATGTTGCTGAGTTTTGGAGTACAATATCTTTAACTGTAGCGAATCCGTTTATACCCTCTTTAAGTACTAACTTATTAAATGCGTTAGGAACAAAAAACGCTTCGTTACCTTGATAACTTATAGCTATAGTTTGACCACTTTGGTTATTATTTAAAGTAGAGCAGTTAGTAGTAATAGGGGTTAATATTATAGCTGTAACTACTATAGTTCTAGGTATAACATCTGGGTTTTGATCTACTATTAAAGCAGCTGGGTATTGTACCATCTGTTGGGGTGCATTTACAAACCAAGGCATTTCAGGTGTTGCTGCTACCCTATTATATATATCAGGTTGAGAATCGGATGATGTAAATGCTGTGTTTACTTCCTTAGTACCCACATCAAAGTTACCTATATCATCTATAATAATCCCTGTTCCACCATAATATTCGTCTGGGCCTATTAAGTAATCAGCACCATCCCATCCTCTAAAAAACTGCTCTTGAGGGAAAGATGGTGTTAGTGGGAAATATCCTTGTGGGATTGACTCATATATTCCATCTAATCTAAGTGGGTTAGCAGGTGTACCTGATGAGGTAGCTAACCATCTAAAGTCTCCAGTTGATTCAAACTCTATATCAAATACGTTAGCGTCTTCTGACGTTAGGATAGTTGGGGAGTCAGCTACAGCAACTTCAAAGTATACATAATCATCAAAAATCTCACGATTAGACACTTGCCAAGTATAGAATCCAGTTTTTAACTTAGGTAAACTAGGTGGGATTGGGTTTTCAGATGGGTTGTTTAAAAGTATGGGAACAGCGGTCGCTTGAGATAGTTCTCTCGCTATACTAAGACCATTTCTAGATATACTAGCTACTTTAATATGTAATACGTTAGTACCATCATGCCATAACCAAACGATACCTCTATTAGGTATAGTATCTTGAGATAAAAACTCATCTTCTGTAAAGTTAGTAGCTGATAAGAATACTGGTATTATTTGAGTATCCTCAAAAGTTGGATTAGTGAAAGCAGAACAATCTACTCCACCATTTCCTATTATTACGTTAATAGCTTGAGCAGCAGTTGAAGTTGGATTCCCATATTCACCATTATAAAACGAAGATTCATCCGTAGTAGTTAGTTTAGCTGGGCCTTTTAGGGTTTGAACTATTTCTGACCATGATTGTGTTAGGTTAAAAACAGGAGCTAGATTTGAACTTCCAGTGTATTGGTATCTATTTACTTGACCACCTGCTCCACCTGAGAAGTTTTCTACTTTACCTATAGAACCTGTTAGTGTTTCATTATCAGTTGATACTAAAACTCGTCTAAGTTTATTTCTTTCTAAAATATGTTGTTTTACTACAACACCTGCTGATAGTGATACGTTAGATGGTGTAAAATCCTTAACCATTTTAAATAATGAGTTATCAAAGAACTTTATTAGTCTAACAAAATCTTGTAAATCATATGACTTAGTATATTTTAAGAAATATGCGTCTCTTAAAACATTAAAGTCGTAATAACTATTAGTGTTGGTTGACATAGATTTTAAATCACCTAAATAATCACCTAGGTTAAAATATCCTACTTGACCTACAATATCTTGGTTGGTTTGGGTTGTGGGTGAAAACGCTACTTCAACATATCCTGAGTCTACATCTCTTAGATTATTATAATCTTTTTGTTGTATACTTCTCATAGGTGATAACGTTGTAGATGCTGTTGGGATTTTATCTACAATAATTTTATTGTTTACTTGAGACGCTATACCAGATGGTATTTGGTTTTGAGCAGTTTTTTCCCTATTTACCCTAAATGAAGGGTTATTAATAGTAAAAACACTACTAGTAGTAAACGAATTTATACCTCCCATGGACCTGTTATTTTAGGGTGAACACTTATTGAACTTGTATATAACTCACTCCCCAAAGTTGCTCTAAAAGCTAACTGATCAGGTGCTAAATTTACTCCTGTACCAACGTATGATTGTGGATTTAGAGTGTAGTATGAAAACGTATCATCTTCTATTTGAGATGTGTAATATCTTATTTCTTGTAAACCACCTGAAAAAAATGTTGCTGGTGCTACTGCTGTTCCAAAGTCGACAGCTGATGCTGATACCCAAGTATTTGATCCTGTTAAAGATATAGTATTAATCTTACTATATTGAACAGCTGATGTGGATACATATTCGCTATTTTTATTTTTAGCAGTTAAAGTATACCCTGATGCTGATACATAGTTAACCATAACATTCCACCAATCACCATTAAAGAATGGTAAATATACTGACGCTGAGGGTTGTGTTGCTCCTTGCCCTTCAGGAAATAGTTTTAGGTTGGCAAACTGGTATTCTGGGTCTACTGTTGAGCCGCTATATGAACTTGTAATACCAGATGAACCTGTGTATTCTAATGTCATAGTAACTCCAGTATCTAAAGAAAATACTTTTTGAATATTATTTGTAGGACCTAAAGATGAGGAGTGAAGATATTCTGGTTTAATCCTAAACATCACTGTTGATGGTCTATTATCAGAACCACTCCAGTACGTATTTAACTCAAAGTTAGTTTGTACTGATTGGGAACCTGTCATATCTAAATAATAGTTAAAGATATTTTCTTGGGTATCAAATACTCCTGTTTTTTTTCTTGAACCACCATATTCGTGTACATCTAATATAGTATTAGATACACCAAAAGTTGATAATAAAGCACGTAAACCTGCTTTAGTACCTTTAGTTTTTAATAGGTAGGGTATATTATGGTATATTCGCTTGTAAACACGTTTTAATACGTCGTTTTGAGCTATAATGTCGTTTGATGCACTTATAGCATTTGTTACTAGATTAATACCTTCTGCAGGCGAACTACCAGTAATATTTGCTATAGGGAAAGTTGAACCATCTGATGTAATACCTAAAAACGCTTGGTATAAATCATCTGAATCGTAGTTATTTGAATATAGTTTTATACCAAACTCTTTAATGGCGTCTGATACTAAATCTTTAGATATACCATATTCTAACCTATTATCTGAGTCGAATCTATTAGTTACATCCTTAGTATAAGTCCAAACGTTATCAAAATGTTGACCTATCATTTCTATAAACAACGAATATTGTTCGTTAGCTGGGTCTTCTATTAAATAAGAAGGGATTGTATTTATTAAAGCATCTTGATTATTTTCATCATATAGGGATGCTGTAGTTATTTGACCACCATAATAAAGTGAACCTTCAGCTGTTGAACCAAACCATTCAGCTACTTGAGTTGAACCTGTTGGGTATAGAGTATAGGGTAATATTGAAGATGTTTTAGGCCATGATGATGTAGATCCACTATTAAAATATAAAAAATATTCATACCCATCAAAGTTATCTATTGTAGTACTAACAATAGATTCTAAAGTTGCTTTGGATGATGAAAACGCCATTGAACTAGTTACTGAACCAGTTATAGGGTATATGTTTTTACTTAGTTGATTTTGTGTAGCTTCTAATAGTGATGCTTTATAGTAGAAGTTTTTTAAACGTTCTTCCGAAGATGAAAACTTAATAAACTCCTTATATTTAGTATAGTCAATATTAATATTAATACTCTTTTCAGCTAAAAGTGATTTTAGTTGTTGGAGTGATGATGTAAGTGGGGTTTGAAGTATTGAATCATATGTAAACCTTTCTGATGCTACACCTACTTCGTTATTTACGTTTAGGTTAAAGTTAGGTCCTTGAATAAACTCAAAATCGTCATCGATTTGAACTTCTTCAACTCCAAACTCTACTTTATAAGCTTGAGGTGTTGATATTTCTTCAACAATCCATAACGTATCCTTAACCGAAAATGTAGTAGGTAAAGGTTCGTATAGTTTTATTAATACTGTTGTTTGTTGATCTATTGTTGTAGGGGTAACATCAATATTATTAGCAATAACTTGTTGGTTATTACCAAAGTTTAGTTGAAAATCTACAAAATATGGTCTTCTTTCTCTGTATTCTTGAAAGTTAACAAACGTATTAAATACATCCTGATCTGATAGTTGGTTAGTCTTTAACCTAACTTCAGTTCTTGAAGGTGAAATCTCATCAATATAGTATCTAGTATCAATCGAAGATCCTAATCTACGTCTATATGTGTTGTAAACTGTAAAATAGTTACCTTCAGTAAATCCTAAGGATTGGATATTTTCTGATGGGTTTAATACAATATCTCCTTCTCTAACCTTATATTGTTTTAACTCATATGTTTCTGTTGGTGAAACTATCTGTTGATTATCATTGTAAACATAAAGTTCAATATAATCAGTTGATTGGGTAAAGTTAGTATCAAAAGAAGATGATGGTATTAACTGCTCATCAGCAGTTGTATACTCTTGATATTCAAAAGTAGTTGGGTTAACCGGTATTAATATAGTATTTTTCTCCATTATAAGGTTGTAGGATTGGGATTAGATAATGTAAATATTTCTTTTTCCAACTCCAAGTTTTCTTCACGAAGTGCAGTAATCTCATTTCTTAATGCCTCAATCTCAGCATCTGTTTCATCAAACGCAATATACTCACCTGATGTTCTTACTAAATAAGCGTGAGAGTTACTCTCACCTTCAGCAGGAATATCATAAAATAAATCATTATATAGGTTAAAAAAGTCTTCAACTGTCACCTGCGCATCTAAGTCATCGTTGACTGTAGGTACACTTAGTTCAGAAAATTCTACATTAATAGTCCTTGGATAATCAAGTTTATTAAATACCTCTTTTTGAAGATCTACACGTGTTTCTGACATAACTATCCATTTAGAACTTTAAAATTAAAATTATTATCTTTGTATACTATTATTTCATTATTAACAAACGTTTTAACTAATATTTGATAATAACGTTCTGGTTCTAAACCATTCATATAGACTGTAAAGTATGATGATTTAGGATCCGCTGATATTTTAGTATAGGTTTCATCGAAATCTACAACAAACTCATTAGTATCTAAATCTTGAATAGCGTAGTATGAACTAGATGGTAGTAAGAAGTTTTTAGTATATGATGATGCGGTTTGATATGTACGAGGTGGGTATTTAGGTCTACAGTTAACTCTAAAACGGTTAATACTGTCTTCATAAAACACACCTGGGTTTTCATCTAACGACATAAAGATATCTGTGTCATCAATAACCGTTAGTGAACCAGTAGTAAAATCGGAATCGTCCCATTTAATCTCTAGTTCAGGTGGGTAAATAGTATATGTATCTGATGAGTAAAACTTAATCTGAGGTACTAGTGAAGCTGATGGGTTCCATTCTAAACTTCCAGTCCATTTAACTATAAATCCGTTATTGTCTATAGTTGTATAAGGATTAATACCTTTAGATTGTGAATACCAAACATCAACTATATCGGTTACCTTAATATCTAAATCTTTTTTAGTTCTAACGTTATAGATTTGATTTGATGATGATAAGTTTAGATTTGGGTTTGATGATCCTGTATACCAAACTCCTCCACCTGGTTCAGCATCTATAGCTTCGTATTTTTGGAAGCTAGGTAATGAACTTGTGGGCCATAAGTTATTTGTTTGATTGTTGTTACGTTGTTTCCAAGTAACTCCATCTTGTATTTGAGGTTTATCTTGATAGTGACCTGTACCATTAGTCCAACTATAAGCTACGGGAAATACTTCTATTTTGGATTGTTGAGCTATACTTTGAGCAGTAGCTACAAACGATTTTAAATAAGCATCATATGGACTTTGTTTAACTATGTTATCAAAAACATAATCAATATCGATTTGGTCAAACTTTATTAAGAAACGAGATACTGCTGCTGTAGTAGTATTTGGTCCTATGTTCCAAATGATTTGGTTATCATTCCAAGTGTTACCTATAGTATTCCATATATTAGTGGTACCTATAGTGTGAACTACCCCTACATCTGGGTTTTGAAAGTTACGAACCTCATTCATAGCATCTAACCCTGTATTCATTAGAGGGTATTCACTATACATTGTGGCGTCGTTTATTGCAAAGATTTTATATATTGACATATTAGAATGTTACTACTCTACCACTAATATCTTTATTAGGATATTTTACTTCAAATATAGATGGATCGATTGAGGGGTATATTACACCACTTTGTGTAGCTCCTTCAACGTCATAGCCATATTGAGAATATCCTTCAGATATACCAGCTTTGTTGGTTATTGTTACTTGTTTTACGGTCTGTACACCTGTTATCTGATCTAATAAAACGTTTATATTTCTTAGAATAATAGGTTGATTAATCTGCCATTTAGTAATATCAAAAAGTTCTATTAATGCTGTAAGACATTTGCGTATTACTTCGTTATTATTATAGTCAGGTAGTGTTATTATTTCAAAATCAATAGCTATATTTACTATGTAAGCGTTTTTGATAGTGACGGAGTCACCTATCATTTTGTATTGATTTAAATATGTTGTTAGGTTTTCTTTTAAAGCTATTGAGGGTGATCTTAGATTTCTATTAATATCATAAGATAGTGTATAGATATCTAACGTTGTATTTGAGTTAGTATCATTTGGTTTTTGAACGTGTGCTTTAGCTATTGAACCAAAGTTCGAAGGCATAGATAAAGTACGTACCAAATAATCATCTGCAGTTACGTTTCGTAGTTGGGTACCATAGCTAGATATTGTGTTTTGTCTTAGTTCTTCAGTTGAATCCCCATCAAACCCCCCAGTTGCTGCTTCTGCATTATTTACAGCTACAGAATCGAAAACATACTGAGCTAACGATGCGTTTAGTGTTGATTGTAGGAACGTCGTATTCGTTGTGTCAACGTTGGTTAACGTATTTGCAGCAACGTTAGACGCAACACCACCACCGGTTATGTATCGAACTGTTAACGTAATATTAGATGGAGCTATACCATAGGTATTTGTAAAAACAAAGTTTGTAGGTGAATAAGCTGTCGTAAGTTTATCTTGAGTATAAGGTAAACCTAAACCTACGTTATGTGGGTTAGGTATTATTTCCTCATCGTTTGATTCAGCGTTACCTGATCCAAACTGGATTTGAAGGTTTGTTTCATCTATAAAACGAGTAGCAAAACGTCTTTGTACTTGTTTTAGTTGTAAAATATATGGTGTATCTTCGGAACCGTTAGAGTTATTGGGATCGTTTACGTTTGTGTTTTTGATTTTATCATAAACAGCGTCTTGCCCTAATGAGCTAACTTGGTACCATTCGTTACCATCAGAATCAAATATATCTACTATTCTAGCTATATTGGTTCCTTGTAAGGTAACTGTTGGGAATTCTTGATGTGCACCAAACGAAAAGGTAGTAGTTTGAACACTACCAGCTGATGCATTACGTTTTTTATTTAATAGATAGTAAGTTGGTGTCGCCCCATTTATTTGAGCTACAGTTATTAGTGTAGGATCTTCAGAAGATGAAACTGAAAAATCAATATTGTCTTGTATAGTAAAGGTTTGATTATCTCCTTTAACTTCTGTGTTTTCTGGGAACTCCAAAGCGAAACTAAAATCAGGTAGTGATCCTGTACCTACAGTTTTGGCAGGTACTATTTGGAATACATCCATTGATACTGTTGCCAATGATGTTACTTTAGGGGTGTAACCAAACATATAAGCTAAATCAAACAAGTTATCTGTTTGTCTAGCATACTGTATAAAGGTTTCTTGTATTTGATTATCTAAATAAAAACTTAAAACATCTCCTACATAAGATGCTTGCTCCATAAACATCATACCAGGCGATGCTGGTGAAAAGTCTGTGTAGGTTGTTGGGAAATAGGTTTGAGAGAAGTTTATTAACTGACTTCTAAAATCACTAAAATCCTTATTTAAATACGATATGTCTCTTTTTACTTTTTTTGCCATTATTGAAATGTTAACTCAACGTTATCTGTTATTCCCGTTTGAGCAATACTATACTCTAGTGAAACTGTTACAGTATATTGATCAGGATTCGCTGTTACTTCTAAGTTGTCTATAATAACGTTAGGTATGTTTTGATCTATACCCATTTGTATAGTTTCTTCTAAACCTTCTAAGTTATCGTTTTCTATTTGTTCAAATATGAAGTTTCTTAAACCGGCACCAAAAGTTGGGTTAGCTATTCGTTCTCCTGTATTTGTTAATAAATAGTTAACTAAGTTATATTTTATAGCATCCTTAGTTTGGTATGTTTGGTCAAAGACAGCCGGAGCACTAAAGGGTAAAGCTACACCAATAGCGACTCTGGGTCGTAAATCGTTAGGAAATATTTGTCTTTCTCCGAATGCCATTATTTATTCATTATACCCATTATTTGGTCTATCGATACTTCACCTTCTGGTAGTTTACCACCTTCTGATATAGTGTCAACTGGGCCACTGATTTGTAAACCTTGTGTTGGAGCTACATCCCCAGATGTAAATGATTTTTTCATATCACCTAAAACATTCATGTAACTTTCTCGTACATTTTGTTTAGCCTCAGGTGGGGCTTGGTTCTGTATAGGGGGAGAATAGGATTGTTGTTCGTATATTGGTTGCTTGTTTGATTTAACTGCTTCCAATAAAATATCCTTTAGTTCCTCTTGGATTACTTCTCTTACTACTTCTCGTAGTGTGTTTTTAAGTTCTGCTAGTTTCATATGATTATAAATATAACGTTAGTTTGGTTTTAAATCGTTTTGGTCAATAGTAAATATAAGTTCGTTTATTAGTATTTGATCTGATGAAGCGAACGATGGTTCTCCCTTAACTATGGTGACACCTTGACTATCCTTACCAACAGCAAAACGACGTTTTATGTCTAAGTTGGTTTCGGTTTCTTGTGTTTCAACAGCTAGTTTAAATCCATTATATTCGGTTACTATAGGTGAACCTTCTTCTGCGGTTTCAGCGTTGATTTTTGTAAGTTCTTCGTCTAGTTGTACTTGTAAAAATGTACCTGATAATAAATCTGCTATGTTTAGGTTTGCGTTAGGAGAAAGACCTAATATGTTTCGTATCCTTGATTCATCTATACTTTGAAAATCAATATCCCCTATAGTTAGTTGACCTGGTTGTGTATTAACACCATTAGGTAATCCACTATTAACACCACCACTTCCACCATTTAAAATAGAATCATCTTCCCCAAAACCATCTCTACCATCACCTATAATAGGATTAGAATCTACTAAACTATCTTCGAGGGTTTGTCTATTGATTTCATCTACAACGGATTGTCTAGCTTCATCTAAACACTCACCTATTAAAATATCAGTTGTGCTTAATAAGTTTAATACTTTGGCTAATGAGGCAACTAAGGGTATTGTTGAAGGTTTTAATATCGAAACGACGTTACCAAATTTATCTATTAGTTTAGATATTTTTTGTTTTTTATCTTCTATTACCGATATTATACCTTGAGGTATTGAGAAAAGAACACCTATAGGACCTGGACCCCCAATAGTTGTTGGTATTGGATTTGCTCTTATTATTTTTACTACTATTTTAGCTGCTATTACTAATGCACCTAATATAGTAGCAATAGTTGATACTTTGCTAGTTATTTTTAGTATATTATTTAACTGTCTTGTTAGTTTGTTTTTTCTGGTTATTAAACCTGGTATTTGGTTTAGAGGTGGGCATGTTTTTTTAGATGTTTGAGCTAGTGAAGTTATACCAAACTCAGCTAATAACTTTAAAGCAAATGGTAATAAACGTTCATTTATTTTGTTTACCTCTTTATTAACAGTTTCAGTTACAACGGCTTCTGGTGTTTTCTTTTGGGTAGTATTAAGTTTACTAATATCAGACTCTTCCATCACTAAGGAACTAGCCGTTTCTTTTTCTAGTGATTTTTCAAGTGTGTCTAACTTAACGACTTCAATACTATTTTTATATGTATTATCTAACTTTAAACAATTAACGTCTTTAGGTTCATATTTAGGGAATTTAAAACTAATAATAGCAATAGGTGGTT